GCCGGTTGCGAGGCCGACAGCGCTGTCATGCAGGTCCACGGTATGGACATTGTTGCTCTTTCTAGGCACAAGAAGACATTAACAATTGTCCATGATGGATCAGCCGTGGCCGTCGGCTGGCTCGAACGGTATGGGATCTACACCCAGGACTCCTTCAACGAATTCCTTAGCACTTGGAAAAACCCGACGCACTCTGAAGGCACGAACAAGAGTGATCGTGCCGCTGCCGAGGAGAGTCAGGTGATCAAGGACTTCTATGCCGGCTTGGAGGAGTACTCCGCTCCAGAGTACGCGCGTCGCGACTTACTGGTTCTCAGCAAGCCTCAGGTGTTGACTCTCATCGCGGTCGTTTTAAGGGTTCTACCCCTCGCGGACACACTTGTCGCCAACATCGTCACAGTGATGCTTGCCGGTTCCGCGCTGGGGTACGGTCTCCGCGATCTCTTCGTCCTACGTTTTACGTCACCGCTGGCTCTGTTATCCTCCATGTTTTCGTGGTTCCTTCGATCCGTCTATTTGTCGTTGCCGGCCCTTTTCCTTGCTTTCCGCGCACCTGGTTCGATCGTCACCTCTGTTGTGCATGTCGGGCCCTTGGCCCCTCAGCCTCTCGTTCACTTGTTGCTTTCGATCTACCTGCCGACCTGGCTGCGCTCTGGCCCCATCAAAGAGATCCTTCTTATGCCTTTCACGTCGCTCGCCGTTCTTGGCACTCGTCTGCACATGGTGGAAACGTTGCCCGGTTTGGGACCCCTTCGCTCTCTCGCCACGATCTTGAATCATTTCTCCGAGTTGCCTCGGCTGCCCGAGACTCTTTTGCGGTCCTGCTATAAGCCATTGCCTTTCGTCACTCTACTCGCTGTCGTTTGGTACAGGACTCGCTGCGCCACGCCTTCTTTCGTCGTTTATGCCTCCTTCCCGTCTGACCAGTTGCATTTCGTCTCGAGCGATTGGCTCGCCTGTTTGTCTGTTCCGAACGTCAAGGCTGCGGTCCAGTTGCACAGCGTCGACTACGTCATCCCTGATCAGTGGCTGCGCGCTGTCGTCGCTACGGTGAAGTTCTCGGTGAACTACGTCGAGACTAGCGGTCGGTTCTGGGTTCGGAGTATGTTCACATCGCACAAATTGGAAAAGCAGGAGGACCTCGAGGCCCCGATCATCGAGGGTCGTTACGTGACGCCACGCGATTCTTATCTGGGTTCGTTCGATGGTGTGCCAACAGATCAAGACCCGCAGAACCTGCCCATGAACGCCATTGGGAGTTCCGTGGCCCCGGCTAACTTCAAAAGCGGCACGATCAATTTGTGGGACTTCGTCAATCCGATCAACACCCGAGGCCACCCTGGAAAACCCGGCGTCACGCGTAGGTTCCTCAACGGACTCGGTCATACCTTCTCGCAGAAGTCGCCGGCCCAGATGTTGAACGTCCTGGCGAATCGTTACCTGAACCGCAAGAGTCGCGCCCCGAAACCACTTGACGCTGAGGGCATGCTTCTTGCCAGGGCTATGGTGCGCGAATTCCTCCACGAACACACCGACATCGCCGATCTGAAGTTCTCGCTCGATGATCTTCTCGCTATTGAACTTGAAGCCGACGCCGCCGCCAGGGTCAAACATTACGATGCGCAACTGCAGGGCATCGACAACCCGATGTACAGCACGGTGAGGGCACATCTCAAGGACATTTTCAAGCCTTCGCCGAAGAAGACATTTGATGAGCTCAAACCGGGTCAAGGGATATCCGCCTGGTCGAAGGACGCCCAGGTCACATTCGGCACGGCGATCCGCTACGCGAACTTTCTCTTCCAACGGTCCTTGAAGTCGCACGTGGTGTTCGACAACAGGATGACCGTCGATCAGGTTTTCAAGAAGCTTCGCGCTGCCATGGAGCGAGTGCCGACTGGTGCCGTCAATGGGGTCACTGACTTCACGATGTTCGACGCCCAGCAGGATCAGTTCACCCAGCACATCGAGAAAGAATTCCTGTTGGCCTTTGGGTTTTCCGAACGCTTCGTTGACGAGTACTATCGCTTGCGGGTTAATTACAAGATCCAGGCCGGGCCTATGTCTGGTACAGCGGGGACCGAGAAGACCTCAGGAGAACCGGGCACGTTGCTGTTCAACAGCGTTGTCAACGCCGTCATTATGAACTTCCTCTTACGCGGTGAAGGGCCCCAAGCTGTCGCCCTGAAAGGAGACGATGGGTTCAAGCGTCAGGTCAACCTCAAGATCGATGAGGTACGACGAGGTCGTGTGGCTCAATACACCCGACTCCAGATCAAGATCTCTTTCGAGGACCCCGCTGAATTTTGCGGGTGTGTCATTGGGCAGGGTGCCATGGCTCCGAATCTGTACCGTCGTCTGGTCTCAATTCACGGCAAGACTTTTAAGGATTATCACGCCTTTGCCTTGTACCAGGTGTCGCTTCGTGATTGGCTCCAAATAATAATCGCCCGCGGACCCGAAGCTCGTGCCGAAATCCTGGCCCTCAACACCGCGGTCTTCACGCCGGCGTATCAAGATCCTTGCCTGACTTTCTCCTCCATGGAGGCCGTCTTGGACCAGCTGGTTTCGTTTTCGCACATCTCCGAGGACCAGTTCAACGCAGCCACGGTCGCCTACACTGAGGTGATCATCCACATGGCCGCCGATGGGTCCCCGATGCTATCCGGAGGCGCTTCCGCGAACAACGGTTCTGCGAAAGAGTTGAGTCAGAAGGAGATCTGGGCCGCCGCGCGTCGTTATGCCATCAGGCAGTTGAACGAGACGACAGGGGTCACCAGTGAGGAGGAA